CTTTGAGAAGGCCATAGAAACTTACAGAGTGAAAGGTGTCCTTTGTAGTTCTACAATTCCGCAGTTAGACCTGGAGCTTGTGCATGTCACACCAGACCCCGTTCCCGTTTCTCGTTGGTCTGAACTTCGATCGGTACTCCTCACTTAACACTGGGACCTTCAGGCAGCCTGGATGCTGGATCCACAGGTGTCCCGTTCCCGTTCTCGTTTGAACTACATTTCCCGTTCCCGTTTGACTTAGCACTCACCCCCTGCGGATGCCGATCCTTCAGGTGACGGCGTCAGGAGCTCAGATGCTGGATCAGGAAAAGAAGCTCTTGACAAATGTCCCATCGTATCTTATATATATAAATGAGGGCAGAGATTCTGGGAGATCTACCATGTGAGTTTCTGGCCTCTAGGGATTAGTAGTTTGTACTTTGTGGTCTTACTATTAATCCCGTTTAAAAAAAGAAAGGAAAGAAACATGACAAACATAATAATTTACGCACCCCCCGTGCTGTACCTCGTAGCACTGTTCTTCTTCAATATCATTTCATTCTAGTAATTCCCGTTCCCGTTCATCTGCTGGTTAGCAGGTGGTCGGTGTCTTATGGATAGGGGCATGCACCTGCGCTGGAGCTCTGCTGGATCATCATTTCCCGTTCTCGTTTGACTAAGACAACTTGGCTTTCGCCACTCTTTATAAGAAGGAGCTGGCGGATCAGGAGCTCTGTGCTGGGAAGCTCACATCCATTACCAATTCCTCGTTCTCGTTTGGTTAGCAGAGGCTGACATTCGCCACCCTTTCATTACAAGACTGGGACCTGCAGCTCAGGATGCTGGTGAAAATAAAAAAGATTTAGTTCTTGACTTCAGGAGGGAGAGCTCTTATATACATGGGAGACAACAAACAAAAGGACAAACACATGACTATAAGTAAAAAACTAATACAACAGATGAATGAACACTATGGAACAGAATATATTAAAGTAGAAGAGGACAAACCTGAAGACGGAAAAGTATATGCACTTACAGGTGTCAAGAGCACTGCATGCATCTCTAACGGCAACACGTGGAAAGAATCGGAGGTGAAAGATGACTAAAGAAATACACGAGTGGACAAAGATGCCGAGCATTAACTCCTGCCTGGTCCAGTATCAAAGAGAAGGTATTGGCCTAGTCTCAGACATTGCAAAACACGGCTGCGCCGGGGGCGTGTCGGGCCTAACTTACTACAACGAGACGACCTCGTTTTATAATCAACATGAAACAGAGATATGGGCGATGGTATCAGATGCAGCGGATGATGCGGGGATCGCAAACGGATTACAGATATATAACATTTGCAAAAATCCAGACTCTCTTACTATACTGAAGAACGACCTCGTTTGGTTTGCCGTTGAGGTTGCCGCGCAGCAACTAGAAGACAATCTTGAGGAAGAGACCCTGGATCCCGTTAACCAGCAGGTGGATCCTCGTTGCTGATCCTCGTTTTAATATTGGTTGGCACGCTCCTTCCTCGTGCTGGGGTACATGTGGCTGGCGTGCTGGCGATCCTTTTGGCTTCAGTGCTGTCGGCTGGGGGAAGTTTCGGTGGGTAAAAATAATGTTTGATTCTCGTCTCATCTATGATAAGCAGATAACAAAATAACAATAAGGATACATATGAACACGTCAGAAGATATAGATAATAAGATTAATGAAGTAGCACTAGACAACGCAAACGCTTTGGAAGAATCCATGCCACACATTCCCGTTGAGGAAAAAGTGGAGATAGTAAAAGAAAAGCTTTCCCTTCTCGCAGAGGCAGAGGTCAACCAAATTCTAAAGCTAATAATTAAATTTGAAAGGGCTACCTTTTCAGAAGAATAAATAAATGTAAATTAGTTGTTGACACCTATCCCACGTATGATAAGCATTAGACACATTAACAAAAAACATAAGGAGCCAAAATGGGACTAGACATGTATGCCTACAAAACCAAAGAGTTTGTAGATGACGACAAGACACAAATCAAAGATGAAAAGGAAATAGCATATTGGAGAAAACACAACCGACTTCATGGTTGGTTTGAAGAAAAATTTTTCCACTATAATCCAAGTGCAGAGGGTGACTTCAATTGTTCTCGCTTTTGGCTTTCTCGTGAGATACTTGATAAGCTAGAGGAAACAATTCGCACAGACCAATTACCCGTCACGCAGGGCTTTTTCTTTGGTGGTGATTCTTACGAAGAGGAGAAAGAGGCACTCGCAGAGCAGAAGAAATACGACCTCGCTTTTGTAGATAAGGCTAAACAAACCTTGAACAAAGGTGAACACGTGTACTACACATGTTGGTGGTAATATGGCTGAACTTGGCGAAGCACATTTCCTCGTTCATAGTGCGAACAAGGATAAAAAATACCAAGGGGAAAAGATAGTGAGTTGGCACCTCGCTATTGAAAGAGCAGATGGCAGAGTTGAAAAGGTAGAGCAAAGGAAAATACCAGAAGAAGTTTCAACTCCCGTTGATAAGTGGTTAAGTACAATAGAGCATAAGTAAGTTAATACCTCGCACCCTACGGGGTGCGAACACACATATGAGAGGTCTTTGATTGAGTAGCTCCTGTTTAAAGTCCTCTCACCCAATCCTCGTTTCTCGTTTTAGTTCACCTTTATTCTTGTTGTTCCATTAACTCTTACGGTGCAGGTGCTGAAGCACATCACTCCAAATCCTCGTTTCTCGTTCTCGTTCCCCAATCCCGTTGCCGTTCTTTTAACAACAGGACTGACGGCACAGGTGCCAGTTCTACCCACCTGCCAGACCAAAAAGATTTTGTACTATCTAGCTAGATTAGAATTATTCTAAACTAAACTTATCCACAAGCACAATTAAATTAAATTAAAATAAATATATTTTAGCTATTGTAATCTCTGAATAAATCTTTATCTTATCTAGATAAGATAAATTATTGTCTTATAAATTAACAAACAATAAAGGACACAATGCAAAACGCAAAAAAAACAAAAAGCCAAGCAGTAAGCAAGGCAGATGTTAGAGTGCTTAAAGCATACATCAATCAAGCTTACTTACTTAACAAGTATCAAACGTTAAAATCTGATACTAAAGAAATCGTTAAAGGTATCTTTGATAGACTTAAACAAAATGTTTATATCATTGATAACAGTTCATACATTCAAAAGATTGAACGAACTCAAAGACGATTTGATAGCAAATCATTTATTGAACACGTTAAAACGTGTGGCGATTATAAATTGCAGTTGCTTGTTAATGGCTTCTATAAACAAATAGAAACCCTTGAGTTCAAGCCTTTCAATGATACATTAGAGAAAATAAAGAAAGGGAATAAATAATGCCAGACAATAACGACAACTTGCCATCAAAGTTATTCACTCAAATGTTGAGTGAAACAATGACCAAAGATATAGATGTGAATAGAGTTCACTCACTACTTAAAGACGACAAGATGAAGTCTTTAAACTATGAAATATTATATAAGTTCATGGAGAGTGCAGTTGAAGAGTTCATATTGATTAACAATGGCAATCCATTGGTTGATGATTTCCGAACTAGGATATTCGCTAAAATGGGTGATGTGCTTAACCTACTATATGGTAAAGGTATAGACGATAAGGATAAGAACTAACAGACGCCACGCCTAGCCCTTACGGGCTAGGCTACCCTACTCAGTACCGATAGAGGTACCAAGCCCAAACCCAAACTCAAACCTACCCAAACCACCCCCCGACCACGTTAGATAGCCCTAGCTTTTACCAGCGTAGCCCTTTACAACCTATTACATACAGGTATAAACTATGAAATACTTATGTCACACGAATTACTAACAACCGATCAATTACGGGATAAAGTAGAAAAAGTTTTTATTGAACATATTAAATTATGCCAAGACAATTTTTTATATTTTGTTCAATCCGTTTGGCCAGATTTTATTTGTAGAAAGGAAAGGGACCCAAAAAAATGGGGCCACCATCAACATATAGCGTCTGAATTAACAAAAATTTCAAATGAAAAAGGCGGAAGGCTCATTGTAAATATGCCACCACGTCATACAAAATCAGAGTTTGCATCTTATCTATTCCCAGCTTGGATGATTGGTAAATACCCTAAGATGAAGATAATGCAGGTATCTCACAACGCTGAACTTTCTGGAAGGTTCGGTAGCAAGGTGCGTAATTTAATTGATAGCCAAGAGTACAAACAGATCTTCGGAGATGTTAAACTTCGAGAAGACTCAAAAGCAAAAGGCAGGTGGGAGACTAACCATGGTGGTGAGTACTTTGCAGCGGGTGTTGGCGGATCTATCACAGGTCGAGGGGCTGATTTGCTTATTATAGATGACCCCCATACAGAGCAAGATTCTTTATCTGACTCTGCTATGGAAAGAACTTATGACTGGTATTCTTCGGGACCCAGACAGCGTTTGCAACCAGGAGGATCCATTCTTCTTGTAATGACTCGTTGGGCTCAAGATGACTTAACCGGTAGACTATTAAAAAATCAATCAGAATTAAAATCAGATCAGTGGAACCTAATTGAATTTCCTGCGATCCTAGAAAGTGGTGAACCTGTATGGCCAGAGTATTGGAACAAAGAAGAATTAGATAAAGTAAAAGCATCTATTGCCCCAAGAAACTGGAACGCACAATATATGCAGGACCCAGTCGCAGAAGAGGGAGCTATATTAAAAAGAGAATGGTGGCAACCTTGGAAAGGGCAAGTGCCTAAACTAAAACATATTATTCAAAGTTATGATACTGCTTTTTCAAAAAAGGAAACTGCTGACTATTCTGCTATTACTACTTGGGGAGTCTTTGAACCTACTCCAGACGAGAACTGTTTAATTTTATTAGATGCAGAAAAAGGTCGTTGGGATTTTCCAGAACTAAAAGCAGTAGCTATGGAGGCTTATAAATATTGGGAACCAGAATCTATTATTGTAGAGGCTAAGGCTAGTGGTCAATCTTTAATCCAAGAACTTAGACGTGCAGGTATTCCTGTACTAGATTTTACTCCAACTAGAGGAAACGATAAGCATTCTAGAGTTAATGCTGTAGCCCCTATATTTGAATCGGGTAATGTCTATTATCCTCATGGCGAGAGATTTGCAGAGGAAGTCATTGAGGAATGCGCTGCCTTTCCATATGGCCAATTTGATGATTATGTCGACAGCACCACCCAAGCTATGTTAAGATACAGACAAGGTAATTTTGTAGCTACATATATGGATGAGCCTGAGCCTATGAGTATACCGGGCGAATATAAATATTATGCATAAATAGGAGATTATTATGGCCGATAAAAACAAATTTAAAAAACCACTTAGAAGACTTCCTGCAGAGGACACTGAATATAAAAAAGAACCTTACAATATGAGAGAAGGAAATACTTTTAAAAAAGAATATGAAAAAAAAGAACTTAAAGTAAGAGACATAAAAAAAGGTAGAGGTTATGATAATAAGGAAAAAGTTTATAAAGATCCTTTTGCTGCAAGAAAAGCAGCTGATGATGAAGACAGACAAAATTTAAAAGAGATTAGAGCAGTTGAAGCTAAAGGAATGAATCATGGTGGTGAAGCAGTTACTCAAGGAGTAGGAATTGCACTTAAAGGCACAGCATTTAAAGGAGTCTTCTAATGGGTAAGAAATTTGATGTATCTCCATATGTTGTTAATCAATCTACACAAGAGGGTAAATTAAAATCTAAAGATCAAGGTTTAGGTTTAGATATTTATTCTAAATTTGGAAACTTAGGTGTAAGTAAAAATACAAATACTCAATCTTATGATGGTGGAAGTGAACTAAAAACTAAATCAAAAAATATTAACTATGGTAAAAATTTTAAATTAGGTGAATCCAGTAATTTAACTTTTGAAGCTAACTACGGAAAATCTAAAAACGACTACACTAAAAGTACTACTAAAGGCGGAAAAATAACTTTTACAAAAAGTTTTTCACAAGGTGGCGGAGTGGCGATTAAAGGAACTAAATTTACAGGAGTCTTCTAATGGCTATAATACCTACTGTTAAACTTGCTATTAAAAGCGGTAAAAAATTAAAAGAACTTCTTAAATTAATAAAAGAATCTAAAAAGAAAAAAAGAATAAT